CTCAGATTTTCCCTGCGCGGACTTTCAAAATTTACAGCCAGTAACGAAAACGGTCCACCGGTCACCAAATCACGAACCTGTAACGGGGGCGTTACGCCATGAGTCCTGAGATTTCGGTAGCCCTCGAACGCCTCGCCACCCTCTGCGACCGCTGGGGAATAGCCACCGTCGCCACGGCAATGGGGGTTTCGCGCACCGCGGCTTCCCTAGTGCGCAACGGGAAGCGGCCCCCGTCTGCGGACTTCCTAGCGAGACTGGCTAGGGCTTACCCGGTAGCCGAGCAGGAAGCGCCGTCACCTCGTCGCGGGTCGAGCGACCTAAAGACGAACCCCGAGGTCGCATGGCTATCTCGCGCGCTGGCGACGGTGGCCGACTGCACGGGCGTCATCGAGTCCCACGTTGGGGCTCTCAACGAGATCGACCGCCTCGTTGGGCACATGCAGTACCAGGCAATGCGCTCGTGTGTGCTCGGTGCCTGCACTCACCCCGAGTTGCGCTCGGTGCTTCTCGAGCCGCCAACGTCTGGACCAGCCGTCGAGATTTCCAAGTCATTGGCGACGATGCGAGAGCTGCTGCCTGAGTCCGTCGAGCGTCAAACGAGCATCGACCCCGACGTCCAGTCCGAGCTCTACCGTCGTCACTCGCAGTTCAGACGGTCGACTGCGCGCGTGATCGAAAAGTACGAGCGGCGCGACGAGCCTGAGGACCTCATGCGCACGGGAGCTTGGGCGTCCACCGAGACGACGGTGTGCGCGCTGCTCAAGCCGTTGCCTCACGACCGTTTGCTCGTCATCGGTGCGCTCACTGGTAGCGGTCCATTTGCAGATCGCCTGGCGCGCTCCCTCGAGTGCGTTCGATCGATATCGTTCCCTTGCACCGAATTTCAAAACGACCCGGTGGGCTTCGTGCGCACCATCCTTGGCGAGGACCCGTGGGAAGATCCGGACGGTACCGACGACGACCAGGTGACGCTGCTTGAATCGGTGCGAGACCACAAGCGCACAGTGGGACCCAGTGCACGTGGTGTTGGTAAGACTAAGGGCGTTGGTTGGCTGTCATGGTGGCGTTACTGCTGCTGGGAGGATGGTCGCGTATGTGTTTCCAACTTCACGGGCGTGCAGCTGCGAACCCAGGACTGGGCGGAGATTCTTCGATGCCTGAGCCGATCAGGGATCTGTCTCGACTGCAGGCGCGCTGGTGTCACCGCTCGACCTTGCCCGCACTCTCAGGTGATTGATGCGGAGCCATGCGAAACGCCGACCAAGGGGATCTGGAGCGATGACAAGGAACGCTTCATCATCGGCATCACTGGCAAAGAGGCAACGTCGCTCGGTGGGTACCACGGCATTCATATCCTCGTTATTTGCGACGAGTTTTCGGGGCTGAGTTACGAGCTGTTCAACGCATGGAAGGGAAATATCGCGGGACCCGAAGCGCGTTTCTTTGGGCCAGGTAACTGCCTCGACAGTGCAGAACATCCGATGTGGGACGCGGTCAACGACGAGAAGACTCGAGCGTTGTACGGTTGGAACGTCGTGAACTTGAGCGGTGAGGTTGCAGCACGCACTAAGCTGCCTTACCTACCCGATGCTGCCGAGCTGAAAGCGGATGAGCTGTCTGACGACCGTGGCCGAGAGAACCCGATCTACCTCATCAACAACCGCGGGCTGTACCCGAAGTTTGACGAGCTGTGTATCTACCAACCGCAGCATATACTGCGCTCGCAAGACGTCGATAACTACTCCGCAACCGAAGCGCGCGGACGGCTCGTAATTCCTATCGATCCAGCGGGCGAGAGTGGCGAGGGCGACGAGGCGTGTGCGGGTGCCGTGCGTGGTTTCAAGTTACTTGAGAAGCGCGTCGGTCGCGCGTGGACGAAAGAAGATTATCTGGACCTAGTCATTGAGCTCATCGAGCGACACCGCGAGCACCGCAACGAGGTGGCAATCGTTGCCGTGGATGCTGACGGCGTTGGACACAAGGTGGTGAATCGCCTCGAGGACTACTTGGCAACGACGCGCTTGGCTGCTCACGAGAAGGTGTTGTTCGAGGTCGTGCCGGTGTACTTCGGTCAGCAGGCACCCGCGAAGTTTGACTTCGAGCTCGTGGGCGACGAGGCGCATTATCACTTGGCACGGTGGCTTGCTCGAGGTGGGGCCGTCCCGCACGATGACAAGTTGCGCCAAGAGATGAATCACTCAAAGTGGTACTTCGTTCGTCGTCGTGTTGATGGTGTCTGGTACGACTCGATTCGATCTGCGACGCGCAAGGATGGCCCCGAAGGATACCGCAAGGTTCTGCACCGAAGCCCAGACCGCCTGGATATGCTGCGCGTGTTTGCCTATGCGGCGTACATGCACCACGCGTTCCCGGTGGCTGAGGATACGACAGAAGCTGAGCAGCAAGATGCAGAGTCACAAGTGAAAGCGGTCAACCCGCGAGACGCGTTCAACACGTACATGAGGAATATCAAGAAAGGCAGACACCAATGAACAAGTACACCATCATCATCCCAGTTTTTGGAGCGCTCGAGCACGTCAAGAAGTGCATCGATTCGGTGCTGAGGAATACACCGAAAGAGCATCGCATCCTAGTGATTGACGATTGCAGTCGAGAGGGCGACGTCATTCGCTATTTGCAAGACTTTACTTGGAGCGAGCGAATGATCGTGACGTTTCATTCGAAGAATCTGGGCTTCGTCAAGACTGCGAACGAGGGAATTCGTGAAGCGCTGGCGACTGGTACCGAGCCCATCTTGCTCAACTCGGACACGATAGTGCCTCCGAGGTGGGTCGAGCGTATCGACGAGGCGCGAGCGCAAGGGACTGAACGCGGGGTGCGCGTCGGTGCGATATCTCCACTGTCGAATAACGCCAGCCACTACTCGGTACCGAACGCTTACGACAATGACCTTCCTGACTGGCTTGACCCCGAGGCTATGGATCACATCGTCGAAGAGACCTCAGGCGAGTCTTTCCCCGAGATTCCTTGCGCCGTCGGTTTTTGCATGATGCTGACTCGTGAAGCGCTCGAGGCCGTCGGGAGCTTCGATCCGAAGTGGGGCAAGGGTTACGGTGAAGAAACCGATTGGAGCGTGCGCGCCAAGGCTGCCGGGTTCTCGTGTATTCTCGCTGACAACCTCTTCGTGTGGCACGAACACCATGCGTCATTTGGGTGGCGCGCCCGAAAGCTACGCGAAGAACACCAGGCGATGTTTCTGGAGCAGTATCCAGGATTCGACAAGGTCGTTGATAACTGGTGTCTCGAGGGCAAACAGACACAACACCGTGTCAGTATCGCAATTCGATTGTGGCAACGTCGCACCGGTAATCGTAAGCGCGTGCTCTTCGTCTGCCACCATTGGGGCAAGCTCGGTGGGCTCGAGGTGTTTCAGCGGCGACTCGTCAAAGAACTGTGCGAGTCGCTCGACGTCGTGGTGATGTACCCGACACGGGAGGCGGCGCTCGAATCCTCAACTCATGTCGGTGAGTTCGGTGAGCTTCACATCGTGATGGCGCCGCATCTGGTGCAGTCGCAAATCGACCTTGGAATCTTCCCTTTCCAGCTGCGCGCCGAGCACGTGGAGAAGTGGTTTTGCGATTGCCTCGAGTCGCTGGCTCCGGAGGTGGTGCACTTCCAACACCTCGGCGGTTTTGGCACGTTTCGTTTGCCCGAGATCGCGCGAGCATATTGCCCAACGGTCCTATCGGTGCACGACGACTTCTACCTTTGCCCGTCGTACCTGACAGCGGGGTGGAGCTGCGGACGCGACGCGGCCGAGGATTGTCAGCAATGCCGAGAGTGCGTCGAGCAAGAGTGGACCGTGCGAGTGGAGGGGAGACACTCGGATAGCTTTCCGATGCTTCTTGAGCGTCGACCGCTCGAGGTGGGGTCGATGTTGGGTTACGTCGACCGCATCGTGTTCCCGAGTGAATCTCTACGTGAGCGCTACGAGCGAAATGTGAGTTGTCATCGAATTGACGGGGCAAAACTTCAGACAGTGTTGATCCCCCATGGCGTACCGAGCTACCCGTTTGCTGATACGTACCGCCCAACGGATAGGGTTAGGGTGGCATGGGTCGGCGGCGTGCTGCCCGAGAAGGGGTGGGACGCGTTTGCTGATGCCGCTCGAGTACTCAAGTACGATAACCGTTTTGAATTCTCGGTGCTCGGTGAGTGGGTGGAGTTTGCAGATCGTAGCAAGCTTGAACACGTGAGGTTTCATGGTCGTTATTCGCCAGAAGAATTGCCGCAGCTGCTGCAGAGCGTTGACGTGGCTGTGCCCGCAGTGGCGCGAAAGGAGGCGTACGGAATGGCGGTGGACGAGTGCCTGGCCGCCGGTTGCCCTGTGATGGTTGCGAGCGTGCCGACAATGCGCGAGCGGCTAGACGATGTTGTCGTCGGCGTTGGTTGGTACCAGTGGGGAAACGCTTCGTCTCTAGCGTGTGAGCTTGGAGCGTTGCGACCGCCGAGCAGTAGAATTGTGGTGAGCTGGACCGGTTCTACTATGCACGAATGTGCACTAAACTATTGCCTACTGTACGAAGAGCTCACGGCAACAGTTGAGGCGCCATGAACGCGCGCCCTTTGCTGCTCGCTCTGCGTCGAGGCCTCGTTCGTGTGCTCGGTGCAATTGACAGCGCAACGGCAGAGCCAGAAAAGCTCCCCGACGAAAACGAGCTATTGGAGCGAGCTAAGCGTCAAAACCGTGCGGGCCGTCGCGCATCCAGAACCCCCTGGTACCACCACAGGCCGGGCGAAGTGAAGGTGCCCGATTCGCTCAAATATTTTGAGGCGCTACATGGGACCAAGGCAACCATCGAGATGCTCAAGCGGCAGGAGCGCAAGCTAGATGAGTAGTGATACCGGGTGGTTGCGCGGGTGGTTCAAAAACCGCTGGTGTCGCGGCAGTTTGGCGTGGATACTTGGGTTATGAGGATTATGGCGATTGCACTGTGTTTGGTGGCTTGCTCGAGTACTTCGACCACGAATATTATCGTGGACGGTGGCGAGGTGAACGCGGAAGTTTTCCAGTCCAGTATCGCCACGGGTGGCGACTCTGCCTCGTCCACGGGTGGAGCGGCAACCGGTGGCGCACTCGCAACCGGTGGAATGAAAGCAACGGGAGGCGCGCTCGCGACTGGTGGGCGCGTCGCTGCAACGGGTGGAGCCAACGCAACTGGCGGGTCGTCGATGGCTACTGCGATCTGCGTGGTGACCGCTACATCGACCAACTACGTCGGACCGCACACGTCGTGCCCCCAGCTCGGTGAGCTTTACTGTCCTTGCATCTTCAACTCGGTCTCGCAGGTGACGTCGTGCGCTACGGGGTTGTTGTGCGATGCCTGCAACATGTGTGAGCCGAAGATATGACCGCTGCACTTGGAGTTCTAATCGTTGCGCTCGTCATCTTCCTCGCCGCTCGCGCGTGGGTGCTTTGGTACTGGAAGATTGACGCCATCTTGGCGGAGCTGAAGGCAATCAGCAAGAAGCTCGATCGCGGTGGACCGAATGTCTAGCTTTTGCTGTGCGGTGTCGCCGTTTCAACTTGACCGCGAACACCCGACGCTCTGCATGCTCGAGCACGGACACGAGGGTGAGCATTACCATGAGAGTGATTGGGGAAAGTCCACGTGGAGCGATGACGGCGCTGGTGGAGCTGAGCGTTCGAGGTTTGCTCTTGAGATGGCTGATCCAAGGAAGCGTCGCGAGATGTCAGAGCGCGTGGGCTGGGCGATCGGTGCGCTGTCTAGAATGCGGGGCGAATCGTGAGCTACCTTGTTGCCTCGTGGCTCATGCTCTCGACGTGCTTCCAGGCTGACGTGAAGACTTACTGTTGCCCAAGCGCGTGCGCCGTCAAGAAGTCGAGCCACTGGTACCAAGCGGATGGTGTGTTGCGCGGGTGTATGAAGGGGCTGGGGTGTGGCGGGAGCGATTCAGCGTCAGTTTTCTCTAAATGCTCGTGTTGACTTGGAGCCCCGGAACTGTCCCTAGTGGAGGCCGGGGCTCTTTCTATTTCACTGACCTCCTAGTGCTTTTCTGATTTGCTTGTCGAGCTCTTGGAAGTTCGATTGGAACTCTTCCCAGGCCTCGATCGTCGGAATCGAGATAACGACTTCGAGGGTCCCCGGTGATGGCGTGATCGGCTGAGGTATTAATAGCGGACCTCCACCTGCCAGCGCTCGATATTGCTCAGCGTCATCGATAGCACGCGCAAGGCCAACTTCTGCCTGCTTGACGCTCACGCCTTCGACCCCGGCATGCTCGTCACGGCCAAGCTTGACGGCGTTGTGTTCACTAGTAGATCCTGCCGTCGTAGTCGTCGCAGAGCTCCTACAATGTGCATCTTGGTAGCGGCTTGCATCTGCTCACCTCTAATGTACTTCCTGACGGATGATGGTGCACAGCCCGCCGTGGACGCTATCTTTAGTGTCGTTTGGTTGTCGATGTGTTTGGTCACGATCTGTACTCCCTGGAAACTGTTTGTATTGTTTGCAACTGTGTGCGCACGGCGTGAAAACCTGATAGCAACTTAGTGTTCACTGGCTGGGCAAAGACTGCTTCAATCTCGTTAGGTTACTTGAGCGCGTAGGAATTGCAATGCAGTTGTTGACCCGTGAGCATTGTTTCACGTGCAGCACAACTCATCGGCAAGACGGTCTACGAAGGCTTCGTAACGCCCCCCGGTTTTGGAGTTGATACAAGCGTCGTCGAAACGATTCGAAAGCTTTTTGGCGGCAATTTACAGACACTTTCGGGCACGCGGCTCGAGTGGATGTTGGAAGATGTGGACATCGCCTCGCAGGCTGCCGACTGGGGCGACCTGTCGATGGTGTCGCACCTTTGCCGTGCGATGCGCCGGGACTCGGTGATCTCGGGACTGCAGACGACGAAGAACGGCGGAATGATGCGCTTGCCCAAAGTCTGGTCAGGCTCGCAACGGGTGCAGGAAGAGCTGCAGCGTGCAGACGGCGCGTTTACCGTGTTCGACCTGCTCTGCCCCCCCCAGGAACTTCGCCAGGGCGCGGACGATGCCGACTTTCTGAACGTCGCACTGTGGGAGCTCGTGCCCGTTCAGGGCCGACCCTACCCCGTACTCGAGCGGAAAGACCCAAAGGACCTGTTCTATCTCTGGCCTTTCAATTGCTGGATTTTGCGCACTGCTGCCGGAATTGTGCCGATTGAACCAGGTAACGGGCGGTGGGCGTTACATCTGACGGGGCCTCGTGTGGCCCCGTGGCAGTACGGCAAATGGCACCCTGCTGGTCGATGTTGGGTTCGCAAGGACTCGAATCAGGCGCTCAAGGATAATTGGTCTTATCACCTGGCTAACGCTGCACGCGTTGCGGTCAGTCCGCAGGGTGCCAGCGAGAAGATGACCAACGGCTTCTTTCAGCAAGTGGCCTCGTGGGGAATCAACACCGTATTCGGCGTCAAACCAGGGTGGGACGTCAAGCTGGTCGAGTCCAACGGTCGCGGCTGGGAAGGCTTCGATAGCTCGATAAAAGAGTGCAACGAGGCGTTCATGATTCAGTTCGCGGGGCAACTCGTGAGCGTCACTGGTGGCACCGGGTTCTCGAGCGAGGATCTTTACGCCTCGGTACGTTACGACCTGATCGAAGACAGTGCGGTCCCGCTAGCGCACACAATTTCTACGCAGGTGCTCCCCTGGTTTACGGCGTGGATGTTCCCCGACGAGATCGAAGACTCGCCCGGGTTCCGCTACGACGTTCGGCGCCCGACTGACCTCAGTGCCGAGGCTTCGATCTACACAGCGCTCGGGTCCGGACTCGAGTCAATGCTGCGCGTTGCCGCTGTCATGGGCATCAAGTTCCCGGTGGGCGAGATCTTCCGCAAGTTCGGAATTTCGTCCGAGCCCGCCACGCCAGAGGAATCCCGCAAGATTCTCGAGGCCATCGAGAAGATCGGCAAGTCGGCGAAGTCGAACGACAACGATGGCCAGAAGTCGCAAGAGGCTAAGGCCATTCTGTACACGCTCGGCAAGGCGCTGGCTGAGGGGAAGGTGGCGGCGTGAAGTTTATTCGCAAGGGCGCCGTCGCAATCGAGCCTCGTGCGTCTGGCGCTTACGGCATCGACTACGCGTTCACCGACGAGCCACAGCAAGAGGCGGAGCTGTTTACGGATGACGTAGCGTACGTTGCGATTCGTGGCCCGCTGTCACATCACGATGAGTGGTGGTTTGAGTCTTACGACCAGATCACTGTCCGAATGCGTGAGGCGTTCGCGAGCTCGGCGAAGGTTGTGTTTGTTTCCGGTGACACGCCCGGCGGCGACGTGTCCGGTTGCTTCGACACCGCGCGCGAACTTCGACGGCTTGCTGACGAGAGTGGCAAGCTGTTCGTTTGGTACGTCGATGGTCAGACGTGCTCGGCGGGTCTCGCTTTGGCGGTGGCTGCCGATGTCATCGTGGTGCCTGAAGAGGGGCGCTTCGGTTCAATTGGTGTGATTGCCGAGGTGCACTCAGTCAAGAAGATGCTCGACGCTATGGGCGAGGATGTTCGCCTCATTACGTCTGGTTTGCGCAAAGCTGACGGCCATCCGTGCAACGAGATCAGTGACGAGACCGAGGCGGCCATACAAGCCTCCGTTGACTACGAGTCAGAGATATTCTTTCAGTGGGTTTCGGAACGGCGCGGCATTGACGTCGAAACCATTCGCAGCTGGCAGGCTGGCATCTTCCACGGGCAACAGGCTGTGGATATTGGCCTCGCTGACGAAGTAGCCGGTGAATCTGCAGCGCTTGCCATGGTGGTGGGAGCTGAACTAACCGAAGCGCCAACAGGCGCGGAAAGTGACGCAGACATGAAGCCAAAAAAGACATTGGCAGCGTCCGCGCGAGCGGCGCTAGGTTTGCCAGCTCCAGAAGCGAGCGTGATTAGTCGGGCCGACGATGGCGGCGACTTTGACGCCGTGAAAAAGGGGCTCGCGAAAATTGCATCTGGGAGCGACGCGAAGAAAGCCGCGCGCGCTGCTGGCATGCTCAAAAAGATGGCTGAGGACGACTCGGCCGAGGGCGACGACGAGCCCAAAGACGAACCAAAGGACGAACCAAAGGACAAGCCTAAGGAAGAGCCCGACGGTGACGAGGGTGAAGACGAAGGCGGCGACGACGCTTCGGCGGCTGAAACCGACGACGACGCTTCGAGCTCTGCCGAGTCCGACGAGGACGCGAAGAAGTGCGAAACCGACGCGAAGAAGGCGGAAGCTGAAGCCGGTGACGAGGATGCAAAGGCCCTCGCTGCTGTCACAAGCGGCGCCAAGGACGCGGCGAAAACTGCCAAGACGCACATGTTGCACGCGCGTTCACTTCGTGCGAGCGCTGCACGTCTGCGGCGTGAAGCCACGTCGTATCGCCGGCTAGCTGCGCAGAACGCTGTCATCGTGCAGCAAGCGCAAGCCATCGATACGCTGTCCAGGCGAGTTGCAAAGCTCGGCACACCGAACCCCAGCGTTGCGGCAATCGGTGCAACCGGCACTCGCGGCCGTACCGAAGGCACCGGCGCAAAGGTGATTGACATCAATCCGGGCGCTGAAACTCCTGACTTGTCTATCTTCAGCGAGTCCGAGCTGAAATCCCTAAATCTTGGAAACAAGAGCACGGGCCTTATCGATATCGGCGGTGGCAAGAAGGAACTTGGTTTGCTCTCTCCAGAGCAAGCTAACGCGATTGTCAACGCAACCGAGGCGCGCGTCGCTTCACTGCGCGGGGGCAAGCAATGAGCACCGCGAGAACGCGAGACCGTTCGACGATCTACACGATGACGCTAGCCTTGGCGACCGGTGCGGTTGGTGGCCAAAATCAAGCCGTCGCCAATATCCGAGGCACGTACACTGCTGGCCCTGCAAGCGGCGCGACCAATGAGTTCGTCATTGGTGCTGCATGCGAGGACTACAGCCAGACCGCTGGTGATACGACTGTGCAAGCGCAGCTGTATCGACCTGTTGATCTAGAGTGGTTCGCCAATGACGGGAACATCGCCATTGCAACGGACTTTCTTGCAAAGTGTTACCTCGTTGACGGCGACACTGTGAGCAAAACCAAGACGAGCGGCGGAATCAACCGCGCATTCGCCGGGGTAATCTGGGCCGTTGATTCGACCCGTGGCGTAGGCGTCCGAGTGACTGCAGTCGAGTCTGCGGACTTGATGAGCTGAAAGGGATCGGGCAATGCTAGAGCAGATCACAATCAACAAGATTCGAACCGCCTGCCACTTCAAGCGGATCAACACGTACGCGAAGATTGCACGCAATCTCAACTACCAACGTTTCGTCAAGGTGCTCGAGAGCGACACTTTGGAAGAGCACTTCTTCCACCTGCTTGAGGCGCAGAAGCTGCGAGATTGGGGCCCCGATGGCGGCGGCGTCGATCTGAGTGACCTTGTGTTGGCTGAAAGTATCTTCGTCAACCACTTTCACAAGTGGGGAATTGAGATTTCTGAAGGCAAATTCAAGGATACGCAGTCGGGAGGCAACGTCATTCAGGGGATCAACCTGATGAGTGAGGCAGTCTCACAGGCAACGGCAAAAGTTGCTCGTCTACCCCAAGAATTGGCAGTCGGCGCACTTCGTCAAGGTACAACGTTGGTACTCAACACCACCAACGGTAACTCGTACCCACTGAAGTGCTTTGACGGTCAAGCCCTGTTCAGCACGGCGCATCCGTTCAACTACAAAGCAACCGGTCTCGGTACCTACTCGAATTACCACAAAGGTAAGGCATCTACGACGGATTGTGGGTTCCTGCCTCTCGGTGGACCATTCGCGAAGGACGGTAACGGGATCTGGCAATACAGCGCTAGTGCTGATGTGTCGATTGAAGACGGTTGGAATAACCTTTGGCTCGCCATCGCCCAGAAGGCAACGATGGTCATGGCAGACGGGGAAACCCCTCGCTACATGGATCCGACAACGATTGTTGCTAGCAAGCGATTGCAGAAGCAAATCGACCGAATCCTTGACGCTAAGGTGATTGCTGCTCATGCGGGTAGCGGTTCAACCGGCGGCGGCTCGATGGACATTGAAGGGTCAATCAAGCGTCTTGGCTTCAAGGGTCCCGTGATTCTTCAAGAGCTCGACTCCGCAAAGGACCTCGCCACCTATACGGGTGGGACAGTAGCGATCGAGCCGTGGGACTGGTACCTCGAGTGCGAGGGCGACAACGCAGAGTCAGAGCTAGGCGCAATCAATATCGGCATGCGTGAGCCATGGCAGGTCCAGATCTACGGCGATGCAACCGGCAGTGGTTCGCCGCAATACGAGCTCGCGAGGAAAGATGCCGTGGCCGCTGTTGGGCAGACTCGAATCTTTGTCGGCGTTGGTGAGCCGTCGTTTATCGACAAGTTCGAAGCGCCGCGCGCAACGGTAACCTGAGCAGCCAATCTGAGCAGCCAATGTCATCGAACTACCTCGACACCGACGAGAAAGCGCTGAGTTACTTCAGTGCTTTCAACCCGCAAAACGCGGCGGAGCTAGACGCGAAGTGGCCCGGAAAGCTACAAGCCTTGTGCTCTGCTGCTAGCGGGTGGGTCGATTCGAGGATTGGTAAACGCTACGTGCGACCGGTACCGAATCCCCCGGACATTATCCGAAAGCTGACGGCGTGGCTCGTGGAGCCCGAAGCTTTTATGGCCCTGGGGATTCGGCCATCGGATGAACAGTGGACGCTAGTTGAGAAGCACTTCGAGTTTGTACACGAGCAACTCAAAGAGATCGCCGACGCAAAAGACGGTCTCTACGATCTACCACTGAGTGCGAACGATGACTCAAGCGGCATCGTTGCACCGGTAACGCTTGGTTACTCCGAGCAGAGTCCTTATACATCGCGGCACAAGCAGTACGATGCAGTCGCGGGGAATCGTCGCTATGGCTGACAACTCCGCCGCATTCGCCGCGCTCGACGCGGAGCTCGAACTTCTCGAAAAGGTTCAGACGATCAACG